ACATCACAGGATTCAAAGGTTATGCGTTGTACAAAATTCAAACATCAGTGGCTGCTTGGGTAAGATTATACACAGACGCTGCCAGCAGAACAGCAGATGTGAGCAGATTGGAAACAGAAGATCCCACACCAGGATCAGGAGTGATAGCAGAAGTGATCACCACCGGCAATCAAACCATACTGATGTCACCAGCTGTGATAGGATTCAACAATGAAACATCGCCCACTACCACTATTCCAGTGAGAGTTACCAACAAGAGCGGCAGCACTGGCACAGTCACAGTGACTTTAACACTATTAAAACTAGAGGTTTAACATGTCAGACATGAAAGAGTATGTGGTTACTCTACGCAATCGTTCAGACATAGACTCTTTCTACGATGACATGGAAAGTGTGGGTGGAGATCTTTACATACCCAACCGCAAAGTGGACATAGCACAACTGAGAGAAATCAGCAGAAACACACACTATTATCTCACTGATGAAGAAGCAGTTCAATTACGCAATGATCCCAGAGTGTTGGCCGTGGAATTATTGCCCAGTGTGTTGGGATTGGAACCCACTCCACACTGGACTCAATCAGGTAATTTTGAAAAATCCAGCACCATAGACACCAATGACAAAAATTGGGGTTTGTACAGAATCACAGCAGGCACAGCATTGACCAACTGGGGCACCAACGGAGCATTCACTCAGACCACACAGACTGTGAACACCACCAGTTCAGGCAAAAATGTGGATGTGGTGATTGTGGACGCACACATCAATCCCAACCATCCAGAATTTGCTGTGAACTCAGACGGCACTGGTGGCAGTCGTGTGAATCAATATGATTGGTTCACTCACAGTGCTTATTTGGGTTACACCACAGTGGGTGCATACAGTTATGCTTCTATCAGCAGCAATCACGGCACACATGTGGCAGGCACAGTGGCTGGCAACACTCAAGGTTGGGCTCGCAGTGCCAATATCTATCATATGGAATTTGATTACGTGGGAGGCAACGGACCTGCAGGTGATTGGACACTGTATATTTTTGATTATCTCAGAGCATTTCATCTCAACAAACCCATCAATCCCGCCACAGGTCGACGCAATCCCACAGTGGTCAATAACAGTTGGGGTTATAGTTATGGCAGTATCAATCTCAGCACAATCACTTCAGTCACTTACAGAGGAGTGACCACAGCAGTGACAGGCACAGATGGTCAAAAAAGAACCACATTGGAAGCTAGAGGAGTACCAGTACCAGCTGGCACATATCTCTATAGAACACCAGGTAGATACACTGCTTTGGATGCAGATATTCAAGATGCCATTCAAGATGGAGTGATTGTGATAGCGTCTGCAGGCAACAGCTATTGGAATTGTGCCACTGCCACTGCCGCAGATTACAACAACAGTATTGTGTACAGTGGATTCACATTGTTTCATTCACAAGGTTCATCACCAGGATCAGCCAACAATGTGATCTGTGTGGGCAGTTTGGGCACCACCACACAAGAGTACAAATCCGATTTCAGCAACTACGGCAGCAGAGTAGACATTTGGGCACCCGGCAGCAACATTGTATCAGCAGTGTATGATTCCACAGCAGCCGCAGAATTCGGCATCACACTGGTGAACGATCCTAGAGACGCCAATTACAAATTGGGATCCATATCAGGCACCAGCATGAGCAGTCCTCAAGTCACAGGATGTTTGGCTTGTTTGGCAGAAAATCAACCTAGATTAACACAATCTGAAGCCAGATCTTATCTCACTGCCAATGCCAAAGTGGGACAGATAGGAAGCACAGGCGGTTTAGCAGGAGATTACACTTCATTGGGTGACAGCTCCAATAATAGACATCTATTCTATAAATTGGAAAGAGCTCTCACAGGCAATATCACAATAAACACATACAAAACTAGGCAAACCACAGGTGCTGCTTACCCAAGAACCAAAATCAGAAGATTTGGTTAAAAACGCAGAAAGATAAATACTGATATGCCCATAAGCACCATAAACATAGGAACAATTGCCAATGATGGCACAGGTGATGATCTACGCGAAGCGTTTATCAAAGTCAATAATAATTTTGCTGAATTAGACGCAAGAGATCCTGAAAGCACCACAGTGACCAATAGGCTCACAGACACCAGCACTGTGAAAGGATTGTTCTATCAGAAACAAGGTGTGGATTTACAATTCAAAAGTTTAGAAGCGGGCAGCAATATTTCATTCACCAGCAACAATGACAAAATCACCATCACTTCATCAGGCATAGTGAGCATATTGGTGTTTGGTGACACAGGTCCTCATTTGACCATCAACAGCACAGGCATGTTGGAAGTGTTTGGCACAGGTGGAGCTGCCACAAGAACTCTCAGCAATGGTACTACATTGGAAATAGAATCTTTGTTGGCCAATGAAAGTAATCCCACACTGAGTGCTACTCTTACAGGTGCTGGCAACGACATAGTGGGAGTGGATCAGATTCAAGCTACCAATGTGCAATCATTGGTGTATGGCATTGATGTGAGTGATAGAAATTCATTCATTGGATTTGACATGGGTGAAATCACTTTGGATGGATCCAACAATGAAAATATTACAAATTTATTGGATCTATACTTCAGTATCAATCCAGTGGACATGGGCACTATCGGTGCTCCCAATGCCACTGTGCATGACTTCGGCTCCATATAATTTCTCGATAAATACTTCGTATGAGCAACTTGTGGACACAGCCAACCGGATATTCTTTGGGCACTATTGCTGAAAGAACCATTACTTCCATCAATTTACCTCTGAACACAGTGGATTCTGTGAACCTAATAGCGGGCACATTGCCCAATGGATTAAGATTGCAAGGCAATGCCATAGTGGGTACCACTTTGGAAGTCACCAGAACCACTCAATCAAGATTTGTGTTGCGAGCTCGATTGGGTGCTGATATTCAAGACAGAACCTACAGTATCACAGTGGTGGGACCAGATGAACCAGTATGGATAACACCAGCTGGTCAATTGCCTGTGGGAGAAAACAATGCTTTGTTTGTGCTGGACAGTGCCTACGTAGATTATCAATTGGATGCCATAGATCCTGACACATCTGCTGGCGACGAATTGGAATATTACATAGCACAAGGAGATGGCACATTGCCTCCAGGTATCACACTCACCAAAACGGGCAGATTGACCGGTGTGATAGATCCCATACTGGCATTGGACATAGCTTCTGCCAGCGGCACTTATGATGCGAACACATTCAGCAGTTTTCCCTATGACTTTGGATTACGCAGTGCCAGTGGTTTTGAAAGTTTTTATTATGATGTGGAATTTTATGATTATGCTATACCTACCAGATCTCCTCGCAAACTGAATCGTTATTACGAATTCACTGTGAGTGTGAGCGATGGTGACAGCATAGCCAAAAGAAAATTTAGAATATTTGTGGTGGGAGATGACTTCCTAAGAGCAGACAACACCATATTACAAGTGGGCAGTGGTGTGTTCACTTCTGATGGCACATACATCAGAACTCCACAATGGCTCACTCCAAGAGATTTGGGTTACAAAAGAGCCAACAATTATGTCACACTGTATTTGGAATTGTATGATCCCAACAGCATACCAGGTTATGTGGCCTACACACTGAGACCCACCAACGATGATGCCACAGCGAGCACATTACCACCAGGTTGTACATTGGACAGCACTTCAGGAGAAGTGGCTGGCAGAGTGCCTTATCAACCAGCCATCACCAGAGAATACAAATTCACAGTGCGAGCCACAAGATTTGGAGTCAACGCTGAAAGTTTAGCCATCAAAGACAAAACATTTGTGGTGAAAATATTGGGTGAAGTGGACAGTGTGATCACTTGGAACACAGATGGTAATTTGGGCAGCATCAATGCTAATTTTATCAGCACACTGGCCATTTCTGCCACCACCACAGTGCCCAATGCCAAATTGAGATATGTGATCACTGCTGGAGCTTTGCCCAATGGATTAACATTGGCCTTGGATGGGGAAATATTAGGCAAAGTGAGACAATTTCCAATAAACGGATTATTGGGACTCACCACATTCGACAGTAGAGATTTCACACTGGACAACAACGAAACCAGCATTGACAGAGTGTTCACATTCACAGTGGAAGCCAGAGATCAATATGGTTACAGTGCCACCACAAAAACTTTCACATTGAAAGTCGTAGCTGCCAGTGATCTGTTGTACAGCAATCTTTATGTGAGACCTTTCTTAAAAACTGATCAAAGAAATGCTTATCTAGCTTTGGTTGGTGATCCAGAAATATTCACACCCAACTCTATCTATAGACCCAACGATGAATTGTTTGGTATTCAGAAACAATTGAAGATGTTGATCTACGCAGGCATAGAGACCAAGACCATCAATTATTATGTGGCAGCCACAGCAAAAAATCATCGCAGAAAAAGATACAAGTTTGGAGAAATCAAAACAGCAGTGGCCAAAACACCAGGCACCAACACTGTGGTGTATGAAGTGGTGTATGTGGAAATGATAGATCCCATGGACGATGTCAACAAGTCAGTCAGCAGCAAGATCAAAATTAAAAACAACAACATCATAACCATCAGTCAAACTGACATAGAAGTTATAGATGATGTGACCAAATTGAATGTGGGTGGTAATACCTACACATTGTATGCCAACAATAATCTTCCCATTGCTGTGGGCACTATCGGCAACAATCTACAGATATATGCCAGAACAGGCAGTTTGGTATTGAACACTGTGACTGGAATTTTGAGTGTCACACTACAGAACAACACCGTGATCAACGTGGGCACAGTGGTGAACAATCCCACAGACACATTTAGATTTAGACCCAATTACAGTGTGATCAGAGTGGACAGCAACATATTAAACATTGCCAATCCCAATGACATAGAACGATATGTGAGCAACACCACCAACATGCGAAACAACATAAGAAATGTGGGTGAAACAGAAGCAGAATTTTTACCTTTATGGATGAGAACTGCTCAGTTGGGTCAAACACAGCCTTTGGGTTATGTGACTGTGGTTCCATTGTGTTACTGTAAACCAGGCACCAGTCAAAGTATTTTGACTGCTTTAAAAAACAGTAATTTTGATTTCAAACAGATAGATTTTGAAATTGATAGATACATCATTGATAGCACCACTGAAAGCGGTACAGAACAATATATCATGTTCCCCAACTATCAATATAACATTTAAAGCATGAAGGAAACAGATAAATAAGTACAAACAATAAGGAAGCAAAATGGCCAGCAATATAAACACAACCAGTATTGACGAAACATATCCTGTGGCAGGACAGGACAACAACAGCCAAGGTTTTAGAGATAATTTTACCACCATCAAAAACAATTTTGTCACTGCCAAAACAGAAATAGAAACACTACAAACCAACACTGCCAAATTGAATGCTGCCAATAATTTTGCCAACAACACCATCACTGGTGCCAAATTGATCAACAACACCACAGCATTTTATGGAGCAGGAACCATAACCACTCCTCAAAATATCAGCATAGACAATGGTAATTTTCAATCTTTTATTGTGGGTGCCAACCTAACATTAACACTGACTGATTGGCCCACAGTGTCCAATGCAATGAGCAGCGTGATTGTGGAACTACGCAGCGACGGTGTGGCTAGAACTGTGGTATGGAGCACTGAAAATGCAGGTTTAATTTATAAAGATTCTGCTTTCCCTACACCATTCATAGTGAATGTGGATGAAGATCCTATGTATGTGGAATTTTGGACCTACAATCAAGGCGCCACAGTGTTTGCCAAATACTTGGGTACGTTCAGTAATTAATAAATTAGGAATATCATGTTCCATCCACTGTCAGAAGATCTCAGTCAATACAGCATATCACAATTGGAAGCCAGATTGAGTGATTTACGCACTAAATTTTTTCAAAGTCGCAATCCAGAACTGCGTCAGCAAATCGGTGTGTTCTTAGATGTGTACAATCAAGAATTGAAACAGAGATTGGCAGCAGAACAACTGAAAATGGCTAAAGAAACTGGAAAAGATCTTGACAATTTGATCAATATCGATTAATATACAGCATAATATTTCATTATGCGAACAGACAGTTTAGGTATACCCATATTCGATTATCAAGATGCGATTGATTTGATCTATCAAAATAGATTGGATGTGTTGCAGGATCTTCAGTTTGAACCTCACAAAGAAATTGATATTTTTAACAAATCAGCAGCACTCACAGGAGTGGCAGAATCATTGAGAGTGTACACTCCCATGTTGGTGGATGTGAAAGAATTTGACAAACTGTTGCAGAGTGAATGGTTCATGCCAGACAGTGCAAAAAATTTTGATATTGAATCACACATATTGAATATTGCTCCCAAAGATACTCAGATTCAAACCAGAGTACAGGAAGAATTGGCAGCATTCAAACAGCACAACTATTTGGACCTATTGAAATTTTTATATTATTTGGTACAAAACATGCGTGAAAACCATATTTTGTGGGGAGTGGGCCGAGGCAGTTCAGTGGCATCCTATGTGCTGTATCTGCTGGGAGTACACAGAATTGACTCCATTCAATATGGCTTGGACTGGCGAGAGTTCCTAAGATAAATATATACATAATAGGAGACAACAAATATGGCTATCAAACAAAGTGGTAATAAAGTTTATAAAACCATGCAGGGCAAACAGATTGATATTGATCTGTTGAGACAACGCAACGAATTAACTCCAGCTGTGGGTAATGCTAGAGTGAATGCTCGAGGTGACGAATTAGGCGCTGGTGGAAAAATTGTTCGCAAACGTGAGGAAGTTTTGGCTGATTATTACAGAGATCACCCTAAAACTGTGCCCACCACAAGAGCAAAAGCAGATGACACCAATGAAGAATGGGTGGAAGATGCTGAAGGTAATTTCGTAAAGAAAAAATAAACTATGAGCTCATACAAGATTCTTGAGGGAGAATTGATTCCGATTAAGGATCGTGTGATTGTGAGCGACATGAGTTTTGATTCATTTCAGACCAAAGGTGGTATTATAATCACAGCAGATGATGGCAAAGTGCATGGCATAAAACCTAGATGGGGCAAAGTGTATGCCAAAGGTCGAGACAACTCAGATGAATATTCTGTGGGTGATTGGATACTGATAGAACACGGCAGATGGACCAGAGGAGCCAAAATCAAAACTAACGGTGCAGAACAAACTGTGAGAATGGTGGAAGCCAAAAGTGTGCTGATGTGGGCCAAAGAAAAACCCGAAGATTGGTACGTGAGCAAAGAAAATCAACTATAAAACACTTGACATTCGATCAAATCTGTCATATACTGACAGTATGAAATTTCCTGAAACTAGAAATCCTGGATTAAACACCACTGGTGTGTTGGGCATCACATTGATGACACTGCACATATTGGGTTATCTTGTGGGTTGGTGGTGGGCAATAATATACATATCTTTGATACTGTCAGGTATGGGACAAGAATTTTTAAGAAGGCATTAATGAAAGAACTTTGGACAGAAAAATATAGACCCAAAACACTGGATCAATATGTGTTTAGAGATGAACATCAGAAAAAACAAATCCAAACTTGGGTCAAGGACAAAAGCATTCCTCATCTATTATTCAGTGGCAATGCTGGCATAGGCAAAACCACATTGGCCAAAATATTACTGAATGAATTACAAGTGAATGATTTGGATGTGTTGGAAATCAATGCCAGCAGAACAAACTCTGTGGATGATGTCAGAGCTAAAATTGTTAACTTTGTACAGATGATTCCATTTGGTGATTTTAAAGTGGTGCTGTTAGATGAGGCAGACTATCTATCTCCCAACGCACAGGCAGCACTGCGTGGTGTGATGGAAGAATATCACACAACAGCAAGATTCATACTAACTTGTAACTATCCCAACAGAGTTATTCCAGCACTGCACAGCAGATGTCAAGGATTCCACATTGAACGTGTGGATCAAACAGAATTCACAGCCAGAGTGGCTGAAATATTAATGAAAGAGGGCATAACTCCAGATTTAGAAACATTGGACACTTATGTCAAAGCCACATATCCAGATTTAAGAAAGTGTATCAATGTGGTGCAAATGAACGCAC